TCTCTAACATAAACTGCTCCAGTTGGGTCAAGAGCTAATGCCCCAACATCGGTATCTCCAAGAGTTCTAAGACTAGAATTATCATTTCCAGGCGAATCATATCTACCACCTACAAGAACAGGATTACCAGCAGCATTTGCATTTTCAGCTGCATCACCTACTACTTCAAGAGTATTAGTTGAAGCAGGTAAACTCGTAACATCTACATCTCCAATGTCTACACCACTATTAGCTGCTAACTTACCGATAGCTGCACTACCAGCTGGTAAAGATTCTCCAAATTTAATATCACCTATATAAGTTCCATCTGATTGAGCTGAGATAGCAACTACATCTACTTGCATTTCACTACCACTTACAGCACCTTCAATAGTCTCTACAGCTTCTTCTATTTCTTGTGTATCAGTTTTAATTGCATCTAATACAGCATCAAATGTATCTATCTTTGAATTAGTAGATGTTATTAAAGTTTCAATTCCATCTACGTGTCCAATAATAGTAGCTTGATTAGCTGCTGTTGCTCCACCAGAAGGTAAAGCAGACGATACGATATCTACTTGTGTATGTCCAGCTGCGTCAACTAATGGAACTGTATTAGTACCACTACCATCTGCTGCTGTATTACTAAAGATTACTATAGAATCATTCTCTTTATCTATGTCTACAGATAACTGAGAACCATCAAGAGTTACGTTGTCTATATCTACTTTTAACGCATCTTTGCCTGTGTTTAAAACTTTGTTTAAAACTTCTTTTGTTTGAAATTCTGGAAATGCCATATTATACTCCTAAACCTCCACCACCGCCTCTAGGGCTATCTTAAATCTGCTGGCATAATTCTTCTTGGGGCGCCAGTCTTATCCCGTTTTTTCATACCATATTTTCTAGTGGATTCTTTCCATTTTCCTTCATGCGAAACTGCCATGCTCATTGCTACAGCAGATGCATTTGAGTCTATAGATATTCCAGCTTTGTCTTGGTATAATCTAAATTTTACGTAATCTATTAATGATGAGTGCATAACATTATCTATGTCTGGAGTATCTGTAATTGCTGATACAGCATTAGGTTCTCCAGAGTAATGTATTAACACACCATTTGTTACTGCTTCATTGATAGGCTTATAATCACCTAATCTTTGATGAATGGTATCATTATCAGAACCATCCGTTGTTACTATTGCTAAATGGTTTCCAGTAATAAACCAAGCAATAAAATCTTCTGGGTTGTTATAGCTACTTGCCATTAGTCTATATCCATTGTTTGTATTTCGTTGTTAAGTAATCTAGGTATCTTAACATAGTCTCCAGATGAATCCATGAAGTCAACCCTATATACTTTATTTATCTCTACTCCAGCATTAGAATCACTTAATGTGTACCATTGTTGGTCTGCAACAGTGGTTAGTTTTGCGTATTCAATTTTTGTATTATATTTACCTAGCTCAACTAATGCCTCATTAATTAAATTCATAATGTAGTTTTCTGGTGCCTCTGGAAAAGCTTGCCTTACTCTAGATATAATTTTTTTAACTGTTAAACTATGTACTGCCATTAGTCAGAATCCTTTCCTAGCAACCCTATTTGTTTCCACGTTCTCGTTTCATCTTCCAAGTTATTTACAGTCATATCGTTCCAAGAGCCTGGAACTATAAAAGTTACAGATGTTGGTAAAGTAACACCAGTCCAAGACGGTGATGTGTTCAAAGTAACACCAGTCCAAGATGGAGATGTATTTAAAGCAACCTGAGTAAAAGATGGAGAGCTATTTAAAGTAACAGCAGTCCAGCTTGGTGAAGAGTTTAAAGCTAAGCTAGTTAGTGCCATTATGCGCCCCTCATAATCTGAATACCTCTATCGTAATCAGCTTGTAATTTTGCTTGTTGACCTTGATACCAATTATATTCTGTTGTATCTACTGCTAATCTAGATTGAACTTCATTTGCATAAGATTGTGCAATATTTAACTTTGATTGTATCTGAGAAAGATATGCATTAGCAGTACCTAAATAACCTTGAGCTGTATTATTATATCCACTAGCAGCGCCTAAATAACCTTGAGCTACATTACCATACCCACCAGAAGTACCAAGAAATCCTTGAGCTACTGATACCTGTGCCTGTACTTGATTAACCCTAGCAGACACTTCGTTTACATATCCCTGCGCTTCACCAAGATTTCCCTGTGCTTCGCTTAAAAATCCATTACCAGCATTTACATGGGAAGATGCTAGTTCTACATCTTCCGCTGTATTAGCTGTTACTGCACTATCAAATTGTGTATTCGCTAAAGCTACTGCTGCGTTTACTTTGTCTACAGCTGTATTTATTGCTGTTGCTGCTGTATCTATATTTGAATCAACTAACACTAAAGCCTCATCTAATTCAGCGTTTGATAAATCAACTTCTGCATTCATTAAATCTACCTCTGCGTTAGCTAATGTAACTTCAGCTGTAGCTTTATCTACTTCTGCGTTTGCCAATCCTATCTCAGTAGCAGCACTATCTGCAATAGTAAGTGTTTCATCTATTTCTGTATTAATAGCTGTAAGAGCTGTAGATATATCTGAATTACCATGCTTATTGTTCATAAGTTGATTTAATGCTTTTATCGCAGCATACAAAGTAACTAAGTATTCATACTCGTTTGGAAAATTTGTAATAGTAGATATTGCGCTAGCATCTAAAGCAGAGCCTTGATTGTAAGTAGGAACTGAAGCCATAAGCCCATTACCATTTGGAAATATATTTATCTTACCATCTTGTATATAATAAGCTGGGTCTGATGTAGTAGCAAAGTGCATATCTGAAGAATCTTGTATCCTACCTCTGTCTCTAGCTAAAACTAATCTACATGGTTGGTCTATTGTTGAATCATTTCTAAGTACGTGTAATATCTTATGACCTTCAGATGTAGTTGTTCCATCAACAACAGTTGTTTCTTCTGCTACTCTTTCCATTACAGAACGAGGCATAGCGTTGATAACCTCATTAGCTCCTTCTGTTATAAAAGAATCTAGTGCAGTTTCATCGCTAAATGTTCCTACTAAATCTACTACTTGTGCGCTAAAAGTTGCCATTTACTAGTATACCGTTGTTCTTTTTTTAGTAGGTTTTTTTGTTTTTTTCTTTTTCTTTACCATTTTTTTTGGTTTTTTGTACATCATTTGATTTATTCTTTCCTCCAGCGCAACTTGCACTAGAAACAGTTTTTAACCCTTTACCAAACCTACCCATCTAAACCCCAGGCTTGGTTTCTCATTTTATTAACACTCTCATCCATACCAATACTGTTAAATTCTACATCGGTTCTCACACCTCTGTCAGTTCTCATCCAAGAGTTTGTGGTAAACTTTGGAGCAGATGCTCTTTTACCACACTCCCTACAATAGAACCAATTTTCTTTATTTGGTTCTTTACAATGCTGACACTTAGCCACTAAGCTCCACCAATAACTACAGTTAAAACTCTATCACCCCTAAGAGTGGTGTGAGTAATTGATAAAACTTTATTATTAGTAGAGTCTAAAGTATCAATATGGTCTTTTAAGTCTCTTGCCATTGTTCCAACCGCAGCAGTTTCTATGTTAGGAGTAGCGTCATGTATAAAAACTTTTACTTTTACATTGTCATAAACAGCCATTTTTTTTCCTTATATTTAAAAATTCTTAGGATGTTTGGGGCTAAACCTTTTTACGAATAGCCCCACAGTATCCAAAACTGTCAATCCTTATTTATTCGGATTTATTAACCAGCTGCAGCAGCAAAAGGTACTTCAGATGCGTCTTTAGCCATTCCATGAACGTACCATCTTTCGCCATCTGTAAAGATATCAAACATATCTCCAGGACTTGCGCTTGCAGTACAAGCAATAAAGTCATCGTTATTAACAGCCATATCTCCAGCAGTACCGTCTCCAGTATCACCTATAAGGCCAACGACATCATTTCCTGAGCCAAAGTCAATGTTGACTTTTTGACCCATTCCTTGGTCTGAACCATCAGTATCTTCTGTTAAAACAATCTTACAATACCAACCAGAGCCAGCATCAGAAAGACTTGGAAGGTCAATTTCTGTTGTAGCTGTTGGATTTACAAGTACTATTGAACCACTTTGCTTTGCGGTTAATGTAGTGCTAGCAGTTACTTTAACAATTTTTAAAGCATGACCAGCTACACCACTATTTGAGTTTAGATAATTACTATACATACCAAACCTCCTTAAGCTGATTCTACTTCGTAGAGTGCATGACACTCAGGAAGTGTTACTTCAAGACCAGCTTCGGTTATAACCATATCTTTACGTAAGTCTTCGTCTGAATTCTGTACGTTAGTGATGATATGAGTATCTCTATTTAGACCGTTTCCAACTAGTGGGCGATACATAAGTTTGCTCATATCAGCCATTAACATAAATCCAGAAGCTAAGCCTCTAAATAATGGTTCTTTAACTAAGTGCATTGTTCCATGAACAGTATCAATAGTCATAATCTTATGACCAAAAGCACCTTGTCTTTCTTCAAAGTTATAGCGATTAACCATATTAGCAGCAGAACCCATAGATGCATCCATAAATGCACCATCACCTAACTTGTTAAAGAAGGTAATTACAGGTAATGAAGCTAAGACTAATCTGTCAGATGAACCACCACGAGCTGGGTCAAATATAACTTCTAAGTCAGAAAGCAATCTATCATATGTTAACTCAGCTTGAGCTACACTACGATAGTAAGGTGTTCCAGATGAGTATGAAAAAGCACTATTATCAGTTGTTGGATTAGAGTTTTTTACAATGTGACCAACTAGACCTTCAGTATATTGGACTCCAGCACTACGAGCTTTTTGTCCAAATAACATAGCACGCTCAATATCTATTTTATGCTCACGAAGTTTGGTTGCCCAAATTCTTTCAAACTCATTTGCATATCCACGATAACGTGTTGCAATAGCTGTGTTTGATAGTTCGCAAGATGTTTTAAAGATTTGAGTAAATCCAAAGTCATCTTCAATTTCGGTTGAGAATGTATCTGGTGAAGCAGTTCCTTCTGCAAATGCAGTACCAATAACTTGACATACGTCATTATCGGCAATAACATTATAACCAGTAACGTTTGCATTCGATACGTCAATAACTCTACCAGTAAAAGTAGTTGATGTTCCATTGTCAATAGGTGCACTTTCTACTCTTACCATTGTTTGAGCATACCCTGAAGTTTCAGCGCCAGTAGTTGTATTAACAACAAATACCATTCCTTTAATTAAAAAGTCAACTGAAGCTCCGCCAGAGCCAACTCCACCAGTAGCTGTATCAGCATCTACTGTAAAAGTGTAAGCACTACCTGCAGCAACGGCTGAACCGCCATTGACATCAGCAGCCAACAAGAAGTTTCTTGTTGTCATATTTATTTTTGATCTATTCTCTAGATAGCGAAATACCGAGTCATCCGTTGGTGACTTAGCAACTTGAGAGAGGTATACGAAAAAAGGTGATTCTTCGGGAGCTAACTCAGCAACTCTATCACTAAAATCGTATAACCGTCTTCTATCTGGAGCTTGTCCTATACCAGCACTACCAGCCGCAGCTGTAATATTGCTAGATAGTTTTATTCCTTGTGTAACAGACATTTTATTTCTCCGTTATTTTATTTTAGAGTAATCTTCCAGCGTTGCCTGCTTGTAAAATCCTATCCCAAGAAACATCTAGTTCACTTTTCTTCTGTGGGTCTCCTCCTTGGAGAACTCCAGCAGACTTGGGCATTGATTGGACATTTTTTACAGCTTCTAAATTTTCAGAATCTATAGGTTGTGGGTTATCTTTATTTTTATACTGTCTATATACATTAATCAAAAAGTCAACAGGTAGTTGTTCTCTTGGATTTGTAGCAAACTGAATAAAGTCTTCCATTTCTCTATCATCTGTAATACCATAATTTTGTCTTAATTCATTTTTCAGATTTTGCATAGCAACCTGACTTTGGATTCCAGACATCTGTTCTGAAACAGCTTCCTGAACCAAAGCTTTTTCCTGACCAACTCGTAACTTATACGATGCTGATTCAGGTTTGTAATAGGCTTCCCAAGGGTCAAAAGAGGCTTCATCAATACCTTCTGGTGCTAATGAACTCTCATTGTTTTGTTGAGCAGGCTTACCTTCCAATTTCTCTTGAATCGCCTGAACTACGTCAGGTCTTGATTCTAAAACAGATTGTAACTTTTGTAACGGTTCCAAGGAACTAACTTGCTTTTGCAATGAATCATAATCAGATTTTTGTCTATCATACATAGATTGGAATTTTCTAGTTTCACTTTCCCAATCAGTAGCATAATCAATCTGCTCTTCATTGCCTTCTGCTGTAATTTCGCTAGGAACTCTAGTAGTTCCTTCGCCTTGAGCTTCCATGTTTTCATCAACTGGAATCTCCTTACTAACTACCTCTACATCTGGCATTGTTATGTCCAGACCTTTTCGGTTATCAGCTAGTTTATCCTCGTAAGTTTTACCTATTTGCTCTTTTGTTGTTTGGCTTTCCATGTTTCCTTTCTGAATCTTCTTGTTTTTATTTGGACTTTACCTTTCGATATTCCCATACAAGACTTGACTCTAATTAATGTTAACCTTCAACGCCTTCTTCTGTATCCGTGCCTTCATTGGCATTGCTTCCGTACCTGGATTGTAAATCTGCTTTATCAATTACATTTTCCATCTTATTGAGATTCTTTCTTTCTTTGTCCTTAATTTGATTAAGGGCTGTATCAAGATTAGTCTTGAATTTCTGAGTGATGGTTTGCTTCCTAGCGTTAATCATTTCACGCTCAGAAGTTTGTAAATCACCACTTAGTTTTTTAACCTCAGATTCTAATTGTTTAATGTAGCCTTGCATTTGTTGCATAGCACCTTTACGTTGCAATACTCCTTCTTTGTCGTAGATTTCTGTTTTCTTTAAAACCTCGACATCATCTACCAAGCCCAACTTATACGCATCTAAATACATATTGTACTCAGCCATCCTATTTGATGGTAGCGTTGAGCCTGATACTATCCGAATATCGTGCTGTCCTAATGTGATATCGTTTTCAATAGTCGTTAGTTCGTTCGTCTTGTCGTCATACATTCTATTGTTTATTGTAAACTCTGTAATATCATTATTAGGTTGCACAATTCTAAAAGTCTTTTTAAACTTGTAATGTCCTTTAGAAAAATTGTAAACAACTTTACCAAGTATATCCAAGCTTCCCTCAATGTCCCTCAATTTTGAGCGACCTCTACTTTCTCCCATTTCTTGTAATAAATAAGTACCTCTAACTGTGTCTGGAGCACCAGACTTAAATCCCTGCATAAGTTCTGAGATACCAAAATTTAAATCTATATAAAACTCTACTCTCGAAATTAAATTGTAAAACTCAGAAGCTAGTGGTTGTGGTGCTGGGTAATGAGGTTCTCCAAACTCTGGATTGTATTCTATAACAGCATTTGGATTAGCCCAGTCTCTCTCAAGTTGACCTATATCATCTACAC